GAGAACAGTAGTTGTAGCACAATTGAAATCAGAGATCGATACTAACCAAGCAATCAGAGAAGACCAAAGAGGTTACAATGTAATCGCTGTACCTGGTTATCCTGAGTTGATCCAAAACATGATTAACCTAAACACTGATAAAAACAACACAGCATTTGTTGTTGGTGACACACCACTAAGATTGGAAGGCACAGCAACTAAAATCCAGGACTGGGCTAACAACACAGCAGTAGCGTTAGACAATGGCGAAGACGGATTAGTAAGTGCGAGTGAATATCTAGGCTTATTTTACCCATCAGGACTAACAACAGACAATACAGGCAAGTCAATTGTAGTTCCAGCATCACACATGATGATGAGAACACTGGCTACCAATGATAGCGTTGCTTTCCCATGGTTCGCACCATCAGGAACTAGACGTGGAATCATTGACAATGCAACAGCAGTTGGTTACATTGACACAGCGTCTGGAGAGTTCCAAACAATATCTGTAACGGAGTCGGTGAGAGATTCAATGCATGAAGTTAAGATTAACCCAATTACATTCTTTGCAGGAGCAGGGATTGTTAACTTTGGTAACTTGACTAAAACATCAGCAAGTTCATCATTAGATAGAATAAACGTTGCGAGATTGGCAGTCTACTTGAGAACACAGTTAGATTCAATCGCAAAACCGTTTATCTTTGAACCAAATGATGGGTTGACAAGAAACGAGATCAGAGGAGCGATCGAATCATTCTTGTTAGAACTAGTTGGTCAGAGAGGTTTATTTGACTTCTTGGTAGTTTGTGATGAATCAAACAACACGCCAACTAGGATAGACAGAAATGAACTGTACGTAGACATAGCAATTGAGCCGATCAAGTCAGTTGAATTTATTTACATACCGTTGAGAATCAAAAACACAGGAGAAATTGCAAAATTAGGCAACTAATTTTCGATAAAAAGGAGAATATATGGCAATATCAACATTATCAAAATTTACAGTACCTTTAGCAAACGATCAAAGCTCAGCATCACAAGGTTTGTTGATGCCAAAACTTCAGTATCGTTTTAGAGCAGTCCTGGAAAATTTTGGAGTATCAACACCAAGATCAGAACTAACAAAACAAGTAATGGACATAACAAGACCCAGCTTGACTTTTGACAACATAACATTAGATGTTTACAACTCTAAAGTTTATGTTGCAGGTAAACATACTTGGGAACCGATCACAATTAATTTAAGAGATGACGTTAACAATTCAGTAAGCAAACTAGTTGGAGAACAGATCCAGAAACAGTTTGATTTCTTTGAACAGTCAAGTGCGGCATCAGGTATTGATTATAAATTCACAGGTAGAATTGAAATGCTAGACGGTGGTAATGGAGCAAGTGCTCCGAACATTCTAGAAACATGGGAACTTTACGGTGCTTATGTTGAGAATGTTAACTACAACACACTTAACTATGCAACATCAGAACCAGCAACAATCACATTATCGATAAGATACGACAATGCGATACAGACACCTACAGGTACAGGAATTGGAACAGCAGTAGCTAGAACAATTGGTACACTTTCAACAGGTGGTGGACAATAATACAAAATTAGACTTAGCATTTAATACATTGAAAGCGTCTTTATAGGCGCTTTTTTTGTGACTATAAATAACAGTATGCCAAGTATTAATAACTTCTTAAAAGGTATACAAGACGGTCTTCCGGGAATGAAGGATTACCAACATGCCTCTAGACTGTACATTGACGATCATCACAAGCTGGCACCAAAACACAAATTCCTTTATCATGTTGTTTTTGATCTAGACGATAGCATCAGCATGAATTCTTTCACAGAAGCTGAAAGACAAGAGTTAAACATGCTAGTCAAGGCAGTGGATCTCCCCAAATATAATATGAACTACGAAGAGAAAGTTCAGTACAATAAAAAAATGTATACCAACACAAGAGTAGTGTACGAACCAATAAACATAACGTTCCATGATGATCATGCCAATACAGTAAATGCATTTTGGAAAAAATATTACGAGTATGAAGTTGCTGATGCTGTACAACTGACCGATACTATACAAGAAACTAGCAAGGACGATTACTACGATGCTGAAAGAACATACACCAAGTGGGGTCTAGACACTCCCAAGCAACGTAAGAAACCCTTCATAAGAAACATAAGAATTTACGTATTGCATAATCAGAGATTCACATCATTCAGACTAGTGAACCCTGTGATAGGTTCTTTCAGTCATGATAACATGGACCAGGCAGACGGTGCGGGAGTATTACAGAATCAGATGCAGGTACTGTACGAAACAGTGCGGTACAGTTCAGGAATAATCAGACGTCAAGGTGGTCAGAGAGGTGACGGCATACCAGGGTTTGCAACACTACACTATGACAACGAACCTTCACCATTAACAGTGTTAGGTGGCGGAACAAATAGTATTTTTGGACCGGGTGGTGTCGTTGATGGAATTGGATCCGTTATTAGAAACGTACAATCAGGAAACATCCTGGGTGCAATATTAGGTGCTTCAAACACATACAACAATGCTAAAAAAATTAAGAAGAGTGGAGTAAAAGAAGAACTCAAGGGAGTGGCCAAAGATGTTGTAAAAGATTTTGGCAAACAGGCCGGAACAATTACAAATCCTGTGGCGGCATTCGCTGTTGGGTCTGTTCTTGCTTTAGGTACTACTATTGCCACAGCTAAAGGAACGTCAGGCAGTAATACAGTGATCACCAATCCCACGCAGGACACAGTAAATTATCTAGGTGCCGACGAATCTTACAATCTTGTAACAAACAACACAGAAGCACGTGATCAGGTTGCCTCAGGAATATACTACAAGGACATAGGAAGTAGAAAAGGACTTACTGTTGCTGAATCCGATATAGAATACGAAGCTAGTATTGATAGCGTTAAGAATGTATACACTAGTAAGGTATTCACAGATGTAAGAAAACTCGTAACAGAAGGATATTTAAAAATAAACAGAACAACACAAGATGTTGCAGTTGCAACAGAGAAAGCGGCACTATAATGACAGAATTTTATACCAACTTACCACCTAAAGAAAAAGATAGTCTAGATACCACTATAGAAAAATTAACAACCACACAGTATCAAACAGAATATCAATTTAATGTAGGCGAATATGATGCCGCTATTGGGTTCTTTGTTAAACGTGGATTCAAGAGAAGCTCTGCAGAGTCAACTGCATATGTAATACTTTCGCAGGCAAAGATAGACAACATTAATCCACAGGAACTACTGGACAAACTAGGACAGGCCAATGAGGTACAACTATCCGAGATAATCACAATAATATTAAATGCCAACAGATACAAGTCAAGCAGACTAGGTGTTAGACAAGCATTGACCACAAAAGAGACAGTATCTAGAAACATCATAGACTAATGCTACCAAGATTCGCCAGAGGAAAATTCTATCCTAAGAATACCGAGAAATATGTTGGATTAAAAACTCCTACCTATAGGTCAAGTTGGGAACACGCTTTCATGAGATTGTGTGATGAACATCCTAACGTGTACAAGTGGGCCAGCGAGAGCATAAAGATTCCTTACAGGCATCCGTTCACGGGTAAGCACACTATCTACGTACCGGATTTCTTTATTGTGTACAATGATAAGAACAGCAAGAAACATGCCGAGATGGTTGAAGTAAAACCTGCCTCTCAGACAACAATGGAAGCCGCTGGTAAAAGTATGGCCAAGAAAAAACAGGTAATTATCAATCATGCCAAGTGGGAGGCCGCGACTGCATACGCCAAACAGAACAGGTTGAAATTCAGGGTAGTATCAGAAGAAGACTTATTCCACAACGGTAAACGTAAGTAAGTAAAACAATGACAAAGAAATTAGAAGACATACTTAATTTACCAAATGTCAAAGATGCATTCAAAGAGGTAGATAAAAAAGAGAAGGAGCAGAAGTTAAAAGAGACTTCTAATGGCGGTACAGCACCTAAAAATCTAGATCCAAAAACACAGAAAAATTTAGAGAAGAGTTATGCGGAGTTTGACAAGATCGCGGCATCACTGCCACAGGTAAAGGGACTGGGAGATATGTCTGATCTGGAGATGGACAAGCTGGCAGTAGAAGCAGAAGAGAGCTACAAGAACTTAATGGACCTGGGCATGAACGTGGATTCACGTTATTCAGGACGTATATTTGAAGTCGCAAGTAACTTCTTAAAGAATGCCATTGATGCAAAGAGCTCTAAAATAGATAAAAAGCTGAAAATGGTTGAATTGCAACTTAAAAAATTAAAGCTGGATAAAGACGATAAAGATGGCGGTTCTACCATGGAAGAAAGCGATGGATTTGTTATATCTGATCGTAATGAATTAATGAAGAAGTTATTAAAAAAAGACTAAATATTGCATATGAGCACATTCACACAGTATCTTACAGAAGCGGCACAGTCATACGATTACAAAGTTAAGGTAGCAGGTGCATTAGACAAAGCATTTGCAACACGTATGGAAACTGCACTACAAAAATTTGAATTAGCTAAACTTTCAGCTGGCAAGAAGACTCCAATACAATCAATGCCTTTGGACTTTCCTATGTTGTCTAACGAGGAAGTTACAATTTTTGATGTGACAACAAACTATCCATGTGCAGTAAACGAATTAAGAGAATATCTAGCAGACTACATGAACATAAATGTGTCAATGATCGTTGTTAGAAAACCGGGCGAGCCTACAGAAGAATATCAAGACCAAATGGCTCAAGTAGGTAAGTCAGAATATGCAAACAAATTAATGGACATCGAGATGAAAGATGCCCCGGCAGTTAAATCAGAAGAATATTTTGGTGACAAGTATAACATGAGTTTAATGAGAGAATTACTTAAAACTAGAGATAGAAATCTAGGAGAAATAGAAAAAGGTGCAGACAACAAAACACAAAAACAAGTGCCAACAGAAGTAGACACAAAAACAGGTTCACCAATACACACAGGACCAGGACCAGTAAAAGGAAATCCGCATCCAACAACACTACAAGGTTTTAAACAATAAGGAAATAAGTTATGGAAATGATCGACGTATTAAAAAAATTAGAAGAAATTGCACAGACTAGACCAGAGCTAGTGGCAGATGCAGTGGACAATGTTTCAAGAACTAATCCTACACAAGTACAAGACAATTTAGTACAAACTAAAGAAGGTGGAATGTCAGATGTACACATTGGTGCTGAAGAAGTTATAGGTCAATATGCAGACGAAGATGGCAACTTGAAAATGCCAAAACAAGATGTGTTAAGAGCAATGGCGGCTGAAAAAGAAAAAGCGGCTTTCCCAGACTCTTACGAGATCGAAACTGCAATGAAGATGGTTGATGAAAAATTTGATGACAACGGTCAAGCAAAAGGCGACATGGACATGCAATCAGAAGTTCCAGCACAGGAGCCAGAAGCACTAGAAGGCAATGCATTTGCCCAGGCAGTAACACAGGCCAAAGCGGCAGGCATGAAACAAGGCGACAAGTTTAAAGTCGGCGACGAAGAACACACATTAAGAGATAGCGACTTTGAAGGGGAGAGCACAAGAGATATGACTACAGAAAAAACAGAAGGTAAAATACCAGCAGGCTTAAAAGCATACCAAGTTAAAAAAGCAGGC